AGAACCAGCAGCAGGTAGCATGAGTGATGAAGATTATGAAGCATTTATGAAATATGATGATTTAAAAAATCGTTTAGATGCTACTAAATCTAATATCCTAAAAGCAAAACGTAGTAAAGGTGGTACAGCAGGTGATATTGGTGATAAACCAGGAACTGAATTAGCACGTTTGCAAGATTTAAAAACATCACTAGAGACTAGAATTAATGCTATTGTAAAAACATCCCCATATCTACAAAAACGTATTGAGAAATTAACAGGTAAAGCATATGAACCAATTGAGGTTGAACCTGAAGAAGATGATACGATAGATGAAGCATTTAATGCTGAATATGAAAAACGCAAATTGCAATTCTATGCTGGAATTATTAAATAAGTATAAAAAACAAATAGCCTACGTTATTGTAGGCTTATTTTTACTATATGGTATAATATGGATCGCAACTCGCAAACCACAAATACCTGCTGATATTAAAGCAACACTTGATTCATTAACTAATGCTAATAAAATACTAATAGAACATCAGAAACAAATTGATAGTACTATTCGTGTTTATGAAGCTGAAGTTAAACAAGTTGATTATCAAATTGATAATATCAAAGAAAAAACAACTATTATTAAGGAATATTATCACGAGCAGAGTCAGCAAGTAAATAATTATACTCCTACTGAATTAGACTCATTCTTTAAAGCAAGATATAATTACTAATGAAATATTTATTTATATTATTATTCTTACCTTTATTTGGTAAATCACAAGACACAATTCATATACCAACTCCTGTTGCTAAACAAATAGCTAAGGATTTAGTAAGTGGTGATAGCGCTAAAGCAGTACTTGAACTAACTAAAGAACAACTTACATTAACTGAAAGTAAAGTAATACTAAAAGATAGTATTATATCTAATCACGTTCAAAAAGGTATTATGTATGAAGAGCGTATCAAAAACGAACAACTAAAATTTGATACACAAGGTAAATGGGTTGATGAATTACGTAAACAAAATAAAAATCTAAAAGTAAAATTAGTATTTACTAAAATAACACTCAGTGCTATTGCTGGTGGATTAACATATCTTTACTTTACAAAATAATCGTCCTGCTACCCTAGGACTCCTATCTAGACCATAGGTGCAAGCTTAACCCCGTAAGGTTAGGCTTTTTTTATATATTTATATACAACCAATAGTATATAATATGGCTGATCAAGCTAACATCAAAGATATAATAAAACAGGAATATATAAAGTGTGCAATGGATCCTGTACATTTCTTTCGCAAATATTGTTACATCACTCACCCAGTTAAAGGTAGAGTATTATTCCATTTATACCCATTTCAGGAAGACACATTAAGAGAATTTAGAGCACATCGTTTTTCTATTGTAAATAAATCACGTCAGTTAGGTATCTCTACTCTAGTAGCAGGATATGCTTTATGGACGATGTTATTTAACAAAGATAAAACAGTACTTTGTATAGCAACAAAGCAAGAAACCGCTAAAGGCATGGTTGAGAAAGTACAATTCATGTACAATAACTTACCAGCTTGGTTACGTGGCAATCAAAAACCAATATCAGATAATAAACTTTCACTTAAACTAGCAAATAACTCTCAAATTGTAGCTACATCAGCTGCATCAGATGCAGGTAGATCTTACGCCGTATCTTTGTTATTAATAGATGAGGCCGCGTTCATTGAAGGTATTGACAAAATATACACGAGTATTAAACCAACAATTGCTACGGGTGGTGGAATTATTGCATTATCATCACCAAATGGTATTGGTAACTGGTTTCATAAAATGTATACCGAAGCTCAAATTGGTAAGAATGATTTTAAAGCAATAGAGCTAAAATGGAATTTACATCCAGATAGAGTAGCACCAATAGATGTAGGATGGGAAGAACGTGAACGTGCAAATATGTCACCACGTGAATTCGCCCAAGAATATGACTGTGACTTTTTAGGATCAGGTAACTCTGTTATTGAACCAGACAACTTATCTTTTTATGAACAAACATTTATACAAGAGCCTGTTGAACGTCGGTTCATGGGCGGCGATTTTTGGATATGGAGTTATCCTAATTACAGCCGTAACTATATCATCAGTGCTGACGTTGCTCGTGGGGATGGTTCGGATTACTCAGCGTTTCATGTCATCGATGTGGAATCGTGTGAGCAAGTTGCAGAATATAAATCTCAGATAGGTACACGAGAATTTGGTCATATGCTAGTTTCTGTTGCAACTGAATATAACAACGCTTTATTAGTCCCTGAAAACGCTAATATCGGTTGGGATGTTGTCAATACCATCATAGAAAAAGGATATCAAAATCTATATTATTCTCCACGCGCATATGGCGAAATGAATATTGATAAATGGATGGCTAAAATCGATAATGAACAAACAGTACCCGGATTTACTAACTCACAAAAAACAAGACCACTTGTTATCTCCAAAATGGAGTCGTATATTAGAGATCGTCACTTTGTATTCCATTCAAAACGTTTATTAGAAGAATTACGTGTATTTATTTGGCAAAATGGCAAAGCACAAGCACAGAATGGATATAATGATGATCTAGTAATGGCATTAGGTATTGGACTATTCACTAGGGATACTGGTATTAAATTTGCACAACAAGGTATGGATGTTACCCGTAAAGCTATTGATAGTATGTCTAGTACTTTAAGTGGATATAATACCCCATCAATGCCTAATGGTATGTCAAATCCATACCAAATAGAAACTCCATATGGTACTGAAGATATTACATGGATGTTGTAATTAATAAATATTTATTGATATAATAAAATAAAATGGCTGAACAAAATACAGGATTATTTACTAGATTAAAACGCCTATTTGGAACTGATGTAATAATCAGAAATGTAGGAGGAAATCAATTAAAGACAATCGATGTTGATCGTATACAAGCATATGGTAATGTAAAAACCAACGCTCTTATAGATAGATTCACTAAACTTCATCGCTATGGCGCTAATATGCCATATAATCCAACGATGAATTACCAAACACTTCGCATTCAGTTATACACTGACTATGAAGCAATGGATACTGAATCAATCATTGCCTCTGCACTTGATATTGTTGCTGATGAAGCAACATTAAAGAATGAAGCAAACGAAGTACTACAAATTAGATCATCAGACGAAAATATACAACGTATATTATATAATTTATTTTACGATGTATTAAATGTTGAGTTTAACTTATGGATGTGGGTTAGAAATATGTGTAAATATGGTGATTTCTATTTACATCTTGAAATAGCTGAAAAATTTGGTGTGTATAATGTTACGCCACTATCAGTTTATGATATGGTCCGTGAAGAGGGTATGGATCCACAAAATCCATCTTACGTTTGTTTTAAAATTGATCCAATGGTTATTGCAGCTGGTGGTATCAATTCACGTGTTAAAGATAGAGATGGTAAAATTAAATTTGAAAATTACGAAATAGCTCACTTTAGACTATTAACTGATGCTAACTACCTTCCTTATGGTAGAGCATATATCGAACCAGCTCGTAAAACATACAAACAGTATGTGTTGATGAAGGATGCAATGTTGCTCCATCGTATAACACGTGCCCCGGAAAAACGTGTGTTTTATGTTGATATTGGTAACTTACCTCCAAATGAGGTTGATGGATACATGGAGAAATTAAAAAACAAAATGAAGAAAACTCCATTCATGGATCATAATACAGGTGAATATAACTTACGTTATAATCAAATGAACGTGATGGAAGATTTCTATATCCCTCAACGTGGTGCTAATTCTAATACTAAAATTGATACAATTAAAGGTTTAGAATACAATGCAATTGAAGACGTAAATTTCTTACGTGATGAAATGTTAGCTGCACTTAAAGTACCTAAAGCATTCTTCGGATTTGAAAAAGATTTAACTGGTAAAGCTACATTAGCTGCTGAAGATATTCGCTTTGCTCGTACAGTAGAACGCATACAGCGCATTGTATTAAGTGAATTATATAAAATTGCATTAGTACATTTATATACACAAGGATTTGATGGTGAATCATTATCAAATTTTGAATTACATCTATCTACTCCATCAGTAATCTACGAGCAAGAAAAAGTAGCACTATGGAAGGAAAAGATTGCATTAGCTAAAGATATGACTGATAGTAAATTATTACCATCAGATTGGATTTATGATAATGTATTCCAATTTAGCGAAGATCAATATGACGAATATCGTGATTTGATAGCTGAAGATATGAAACGTACATTCCGCTTCTCACAAATTGAGAATGAAGGTAACGATCCATCTAAATCAGGTCAATCATACGGAACACCACACGATCTAGCATCACTATATGGTAAAGGTAGAAATGGTGTTGGTGATACAGGAGCCGTACCTCCAGGATATGACGAGAAACGCCCCGTTGGTCGTCCTGAAGAAAAATCATCTATGATTAATACACAGAAAGATCCATTAGGTAAAGATAGATTAGGTAGAGAAGAAAATGCTACATTATACACCGCTAATATTCCTGATGAAGGTAGTGGTACACCAAAAAGCTATGGTGCTTTAGCATTAGCTGAATCTTTAAAATATAAAGATATGCTAAAATCTATACCTAGAGCTGACAAACAAAATGTATTCGAATCTAAACAGGAATCTTCACTATTAGACGAAAAAAATATTAAGGACATATAATAGCTACATATTTATTGGTAGTGCACACTAACTTATATGAAAATAAAACATAGCAAATTTAAAAATACTGGTATATTATTTGAATTACTAGTTCGCCAAATTGCATCAGATACTGTATCTGGTAAAGACTCAGCAGCTATTAATTTAATTAGAAAATATTTTTCCAAGTCAGAATTGGCTAAGGAACATAAATTATATCAGGCTTTAGTTGGCTCAAAAGCACTAACTGAAGGTAAAGCTGAATCGCTAATTAATGCAACTCTTGAAATATCTTCACGTTTAAATCGTTCTGCATTACGTAAAGAAAAATATAACATTATTAAGGATATTCGCGAATCTTATGATTTAGAAGAATTTTTTAAATCAAAGATCAACAACTATTCACAATACGCTGCAGCATTCAATTTAATTGAAGCACACAATTCCCTAGAATTTATTGAACCATCTCAAGTTATTGAAAACAAAGTAAGTTTACTTGAACATATTACACGTAAAGAAGTTAATAAAGAAACTGTTACAGATCGTGTGATGGAAGAATATATTGCTATGGATAAAGGTACACGTATTTTAGTGTATAAAACATTATTAGAAAGATTTAATAGCAAATATAGTAATATGTCTAACACACAAAAATCTGTGTTAAAAGAATATATTAATAATATATCTAATACTGTAAAATTACGTGAATTTGTTAATAATCATTTTGCTGCTATTAGAGCAGAATTAAACAGAATGAATACTACAGTAACAGATAAAA